GGAGGGAGGGAGGGGCCCGGCATAAAACGGCGTCAAAAAAGATTCCTTAGCCGGGGCGGTGGCGCGGCGGTGGGGGCTGGGCGGTGTCGGCGTCATTCCTGTGGCTCCTCAGTCGGCTCCGGGTCGGGGTTGTTGGGGTTGTTGGGGTTGTTGTATGCCTCGATCTCCTCGCACCTCTGGCAGAACGGGCCGCTCGCGTCGAAGCCGATTGCTGGGTTGCCGCAGTAGCACAGACCGATGTCCGCCTTCCTCGTCGGCTTCATCTTCTGCGTTGGCTTGCGTGGAAGCTTCATGGTGCGACACCCACGCTAGGACACTCCGCAGACTGCCGAGGTTGAGTTCTGCGGCGGTTTCGGCGCGTCGAGCAGTCTTCACGCTCACGCCAGCCAGCGACGCCACAGCGCGAATCCCATAGCCGTAGAGACGCGCCTTGCCATTCTCCTTGGCTGGCTCCTGCTCGACTAGGATGATGGTGCGTCGCAATGTGTCCACTTATGCACCGTATTAGGGTGCGCCGTCAAGGGTTATGTCCACGCTTGCGGCGTGTTCGTCATAGCCTCCCTACAACGGCCCTTCCGTAGCCCACCGTGGCAGAACGGCTCGCGCCCCTAGGCCCTCCGTTCCACACCCTCGCGCACGTAAACCAGTCCTCGGCACTAAGAGCGCGTGGAGCGTATCTGTGGAGATAGGCCCGCAGGACTCTGGTAGCGACGGCGAGGTCGGCCACGTCCTCATAGCGTCCACCGACCCGGCTGTCCTGCCAACATCCGCGATGGATTTGGAGCGGCCCGAGTGCGCGGCCTCCGTCGCCTACGGTTGGGCCTAGCCTCCCGCTAGTCTCGACGAGGTGGATCGCGCGGGTGAATTGCGCGAAGTCGGCTCCTGACGCTGTGGTGGCGAGGAATAGGATGAGGAGTGATATCTTCACGGCTGGCCCTCCTTCTCTTCATCCCGAGCGGCGTCGGCCTTCTCCTCGGCGATCCTGTCGCGCATTTCCTGCCGCGTTTCGCCCTCGCCGTCCTCCTCGTCGTCGCGCTGGTTCCAAGGCGCAGACGGGTCATGCTCTGCGCCCGCCGGGTAGTCCCATCCAAAAGGCCCGCTCATTTGCGCCCCCAGTCCAGCCGCATATCTGCGACGAGCCGCTCGATGAGCAGGAACGTGCCGAGGGCGGGCTGCTGGCGTTTCTTCGGGTCGGCGTGAAACCAGCGCGTGAAGCTCGACCTTGCGACGGGGTTGCCGACGCGGGCGAGCCGCTTCTGAAGCTCCACCGTCGCGCCGTAGTTGTCCGCGAGGTAATCGCGGACGCGCTGGATGTGCGCCTCGTAAAGCAAGGCGTGCGTGTTGCGAATGTCGTTCATTTTCCGGTGGAGTAGCTGACTTCAAACTGATCAACGGCTTTGTTGAAGTTGCCCTTCGACAAAGAGGGCGTCCACCCATCCGCGCCGAACGCGGCTTTGGCTTCGGCCTCATCATAGACGTGAATGGCGATGACCATCTTATCCGTTTTGCTGTCCTCGTAAGGACTGTGCGGGCAAACCATCGTGATCTGCTGGCAGCGTTTGTCGATGAAGTCCGACTGGGCAATGCTGGCCGTTGCGCGGCGCAGGCATTTCAAACTGTCTGTGTGGTGTTTCATGTTTTGTGTTTTGTGTTGTGCTGAAAAAGGAACGGGTCGGACGTTTCCTTTTCCCGCTGTTTGTTAGTTTGCCAGTTCGTCCGCAATGTTCAGAAGGCTTCCGGCCCGCTGCTCCAAGTTCATTCGGGCGTCGATCCATTCGTATTCACGGGCGGAAGCGGTCAACCCCTGCACCATGTCCCAAAGCGTTTCGCACTTGCCCTCTTCGGCCTTCGCGTAGATGACCGCGTCGCGGATTTCGCCCCGGCTGAATTTCGCAAACTTCCCGGCGAACGACTTCACGAACTCGTCGCTTGAAACATCCGTGACGAGCGCAGCGGCAGGGAGCAGGTCGAGCAACTTAATCTCAGCCGCCTTCTTGAGCGCGGCTTCCACCGGGGCTGCGCTGGCGTTGATGTAGTCAAGGAGGTGCGGCATAGCCTCGCGGTCAAACCGGGCCGGTGCGCCGGACGAGTGCCGGACGAGCATCGTGTTCACGTCCTGCGCTCCCCAGATGATGTGGTTCCCGCAAACCTCGTTGAACAGAAACGTGGTGATGCCGAGCGTCTTCGCGCCGACCTCGCTGTTCCAGACGATGAAACCCCGGTTCAGCTTGGCACGCTCGCCGACTTCCAAGCGGCTCCCGCCGTCAATCATAAACATAAAAACGTCGTGGTCGCTTGCGTAGAGGCCGGACGGGACGGGCGCGGAGGTTGAGTCAATCGAGCCAAAGCCTTTCGGCTGGCCCGTGTGCGGGTAGGCTTTCGGGTTGAAGAACCGTCCGCCCGCTTGCTCGTTGATGCGCTTCACGGCATTCACGCAGTCGGCGTCCCAGATGCGCCCGTAACGAGTGGAGGTCATTGCGGTCAGGCGGTTCATGCCGCCATCCGTATCGGACAACGTGAGGAGCTTGACCGGGCCGGAGTCGGCGCGGTTGGCGATGCCGTGGTTAATGTTCAGCACGGCGAGGTCGGTGGGGATGCTGCGGATGTAGCTGCACGGCAGCTTCGCGGCGGTGGCGACTTGGCCTAGACTCCAGTGCGTCGGCTCGGTGGCAACCATGATGCCGTTAAAGGCCAGCGTAGTTCCGTTACCGTCGCGGCTCGCAACCTCCTTCACGGTCAATTGCTTCACGTCCACCTCAATGGTTTTGGACAGGTTGCGGCGGTTGCTTACGGCAAGTTCCAACTCGTCGAGCGAGGTGAAACGCTGGTCTGCGGGGCGGCTGGCCCATTCGTTGTGTGCGGTTTTCAGGTTCATGATGTTTTGTGTTTGTTTTGTGTTTTGTGTTTGTTGTTGCGGCCACTTGGCCCTGCGTTCTCCCCCCCGCTTTGAGGGGGAGTGTCGCAAGGTCAGGCGGCGAGGACTCCATTGCCGAATGAGCGGAAGAGTTTGCGACCTGCCGAGGTCTTGGGAATCACGGGCGAGGAAATTGAAAGCGTGTCCCCCTTGATGCTCGCAACGGAGAAATTCCCCTCGCTGAGAACCGAGATGAACGGCGTGAACTTGTTCAGCACTTGAATGTCTGCGTTGAAAACAAAGTAAATGTCGCCGCCTTCAACGACGACGGCTTGGGTGCAATTCAAGTCCACGTCCCGAATGTCACGTTTGGCAACCTCTTCATTGTAAGACAGGTCAGGCTTGGCTTCAGCAACTGCGGAGGCGAGGGAGTGGTGGTGGGAGGTGATTTTTAGCGTTTTCATGTTTTGTTTTTGTTAGACCGACGTTTTGTTTACGGGCAAAGACTAAGCCGAAAAGCGCAACACGTAAAGAACTATTTTCAGTTATTTTTAGGCGTCGCTTCAGCCAATGTTTGCAGGGGTTCCGCGCGTGTTTGGCGCAATCCGCCCCAGCACCGCCGCGAGATTTTCGCGCGTCAACTGCGGCGCGGTGAGGCGCACGACGGAGAAACCGAGAAGGAACGCGGCGAGGTATTTCTCGGAGTCGGCCATGAAGCCGCCTCCGCGCGTGTGCCGCCCGCCCCAGACGCCGCCTTCGATTTCTATGAGCGTCCGCGAGGGAGCGTGGTAGAAGTCCGCCCGCCACCGCCGGGTCGGATGAAAGCGGAACTCGGCCTCTAGTTTCGGCCCGCCCACTTCCGCCCAGAGCGTTGCGAACTTCTGTTCGAGGTGCGAGCCTTGTCCGTTCGCCGCGATTAACTGCGTGGCCTTCTTCTGCGTCTCACCCTCGCGTTTGTCGGCCATGAGTGACGCGGGCGTGTGAACTCGCAGCGGCTTCCTTCCGAGTTCCACTTTGCGGTTGTGCGCAAGCGCGTCGGCAAGGGTGAGTTTGGCGAATGGGTTGCTCATGATGTTGGCGCACTGTTCCATTTCCCGACGGCGCAAAGCAAGCCGCGCTCCCTTGCTGCAAAAGGGTTGCGGTGAATCCAGTCGTGGCACAAGCGGCAGACGGCCAACCAAAGCGGCTCATGGCAAAGGAGATTCGCCCTTCTGCCCTGCGTGTGGTGAATCTCCTTTGCGTCCAGCTTCCGGCACGCTTGGCAAACTGGGTGAGCCTCGATGAACCGCTTTGCTTGGCGGCGGTATTTTGCGAGTTCACCGGCCCGCTTGCTTGAGACACGACGGATGGGCTTCCTCACTTCGCAACCTTTCTCAGCGCGAACACCAGCAGCGCGGCGGCGAGGTGTTTGCAAAGCTCGCCGCGCCCGCCGCACGCATAGCTCTTGCAGGTGCATCGCCGCGCCGCGCAGTCCACCGAGTAGGTGACGCGCACGGCCTCGCTGCCGCACCGCTTGCATAGGGCCGGAGCTTTTGCGGAGAACTCTACGCGGCAAGTCTGGCAGATATAACGGCTGGGCGAGAGCGCGGTGAAGCGTCCGGCCTCGCCGTCAACCGGGGAGAGGGAAACCGTGAACGGCCTCTCGCATTCCACCGTAGTGATGTTGCCGGGGTCGGTTGTGATGTTCATCGTGTGGCCTTCATGCTGACAAAGAGCCGCCGCCCGTGCGCGTTGCCGACGGCGTGCATCAGTCGGTTCAACGCCCACTCGATCATCGCCGTCGCGTCCGAGTTCAGCACGGGTGCGCTCACGGTCAGCAACGTGCCGCCTCGCTCAAAATCAATGCTCGCGGATGCCGCGTGATCTTGAAAGAGGTGTCCGCAAACCGTGTTCAGAATTTCCAGCGCGGCGTCGGGCTTCCAGTTCGGAGCCTCATAGAACGGCGTCAGGTCGTCTTTCTGCTCATTCTGGCTTGGCAGGATGAGGTATCGGCAATGCTGCCCGCGACGGTAGGCGACAGCCGACAGAATGATCTGCATCGCCCGGTGCGTTTCAGCTTGCCCGCCAATGAGCTTGCCTTTGTCGGTGTGACTCCACGGGCGCACGGCCACTTCGCAGCCTCTCCCGCGCGGGTCTTCGTTCAAGGAGACGGTTAGCTTGGAAGGATGCGAGAGTATCGCCGCTGCAAAAGTTCGGAAGGTGGTTTCGAGTTCTGTTTTGAGTGCTGTCATAAACTTGGGTTGTCGTTGTCGTGGTCTTCAAAGCGCGTGAGAGGCCCGTTAAAATAGAGGTCAATCAAACCCGTCTCGCCGTCGCGCTGCTTTGCGAGGAACAGCTTGGCCTCGCTGTTGTTGTTCTTGTCCCGGTGGATGAGCGCAACGGTGTCGGCGTCACGCTCGATCTGTCCGCTGTCGGCGAGGTCGCAAAGGCGAGGCATCCTCGGCTCCTTTCCTTGCTCTGACTCCCGGTTGACCTGTGCCAGCGTAATGAGCGCGACGTTAGATACGACGGCTGCGGAGCGTAACGCCCCGCTCACCTCGGCCACCTCGTAAGTCCGTTTCTCGCTGCGCTTGTCCGGCTTCACTTTCTGAAGGTAGTCCACAAGGACAAACCTCACGCCGTGCCGCCGCGCGTGCTGCCGTATCACTGCCGCCACCTCGCTCCCGGTGATGCCTGAAATGGCGTTGAAGATGTAGAGCGGAGCAAGGGCCAGCCGCGCGTTGAACGTAACGACCTGCTCAAGCTCGCCTTGGTTGTAGCTGCCGTACCGGAGCGCGGAAAGGCTGACGCCAGTGCATACCGAGCAAAGGCGCGTCACCAGCGATGTCGTGGACATCTCGCACGAAACGATGAGGGTCGGGACATTCCGCCGAATCGCAATCTCGGCAACGATGGTCAAGCCAATCGCCGTCTTGCCCGCCGACGGCCTTGCGCCGATGATGAACTGCTCGCCGAATTGCAGGCCGTCCGTCATGGAGTCGAGCCGCCGCAAGCCTGTCCGCAGTCCACTCCTCTGGCCTGAGTCCACAAGGGATTTCCGCTTTTCAAGCGAGTCGGTGAACTGGTTCGCCAGCGCGTTGCCGTGGTCGCTTTCCCGCTGCGTCACGCTGTCCATCGCCTCCGTCGCCCGCTCTGCCATGCGCCTTAGAACGTCCTCCCCTTCCGCGTCTCCCCCGGCCATGTCCGCAGCCTCGGAAGCAATGGCGGACGCCTTTCGCCGCAGGAGTGCGCTCCGGCATTGGTCGAGGTAGAAGGGGAGGTTCGCTGGCGAGGCAGTTGCGTCGGCCAGTTGCATGAGGTAGGCCAGCCCGCCCGCTGCTTCCAACCCGTCGCCCAGCCGCGAGCGCACGGTGGAGATGCTCGACGGCGTGCCGCCAGCCTCTAGCGAGGACACGGCGCGGAAGACTGCGCCGTGCCGCAGGTCGTAGAACCACTCCGCTTTCAAGCCGCGCGCGACGGCATCGTGGAAGGCATCCCCACCCTCATACAAGAGACAGCCGAGAACGCCTTGCTCCGCTTCTAGGTTGTGGATGGGGTCGCTCATGATTGGACGTAGCGGAGGGCTTCGCGGTCTGTCATTTGCGAGGCTGGCTTGTTCATCCACCCCTCGCAAAATTCGCCGCTGCTTTTGGGCGGGGCTGTCTTGCCAAGGTCGCCGGGAACCCACGTTGCCGGGTCGTCCTCGTAGCGTTTTTGGTTGAACCACGTCGTCGGGTGCGGCGTGAACGGCGTGCCGGGAGGCCGGGAAACTGCGAAGGTTTTCGTGAGTTCCAGCAGCCGCGAGGCGGGGACTTCCTCCATCGCCTTCCGAATTGCTGCCAAGGCTTTTGGCTTCCCAACTTTCAGCGGAAAGGCTTCGTAGATTTCAAGAGCCTCACTGTCTTTGTCTTTATTTGAAGAGGGAGATGGAGATGGAGATGGAAAGCATTGCTTGGCGGATGCGTTCGCATCTTGTTTTGTATGCGTTCGCATTGCGTCCGCACCCTTCCACCTTGCGTCCGCACTCGTTTTTGCCTTGTCTCGCCGCTCTCCCTGTTTGCTGGCCTCCTTCCTCAAGCCGTTTGACACCAGCCTTTCGCCGTCTTTTTTAAGCAGCGGCGAGAAAGGGTTTTGGATTTCTGCGAGCGCAATGCGAACGCATTCCAAAGGCATTGCCACCGCACAAGCAACCGCTTCGGGGGAGTCTTGGATTGAGCAATGGTCGTCTGCGTGCTGCCACATCCAGCAGAGCAGTTCGTGATACACTCGGTAAGCGGAGTCAGATAGCCTCCGCGTGTGGGATTGCCACTTGTCAGGATAGAATTGGAATGCGGGAGGGCGGTTCATTGTGTTTCCTTTCTAATGCTTTTCTCATTTCTTATCGCATCGAGGCAAGCCGTCCTGTTGCGGCCCTTGCCCGACACAACCATCTCGTCGTGGATCATCAGCCGCCACACGTAGCCGCCGCTCGCTCTTTGTATCACGCTTGTGTAGCTCATGCCGCCGCGCTGGGCGACGTTCGTGGTGGGCTTGCGCCAGATCGTTTTCATAAGAAGGAAACCCCGCCGCTGCCCTTGAAAGGGGCCGACTCGCGCCGAATACTCCGGAGACTCTGCCGACTCTCGACGGCTGAATTGCTGGCGGTCACGGTCACGGCGGGGAAATGGGGTTCACTCATTAGGCGGTGCGTCGGCCTCGGTCACGGCTTCATCGGTGAACAGGCTTTCATCGGTTGGCTCTACGCCTTGGCTGGCAAGCTCAAGATTGCGAATGGCCTGCTTGTAATAAGTTTCCTTAAGCTCAAATCCGACGGCGCGGCGTCCGTTAATCAGCGCACCGTATGCCTCAGAACCGACACCCATAAACGGAGTCAAAACGGTTTCGTGAATGTTGCTCCATAGCGTCACGGCTCGCTCAATAACATCCAACTGCAACGGGTGAACGTGCCGCTCATCGTCAGGATCGCGGGACTCTTTGTATGGCAGCACGCGGTCAATACGAATGTCGTCCCAAAACGCGCTGGCATACTGCCGCCAAATCCAGTGCGAGAAACGGTTCTCTGTCTGCTTTCCCTTGTGGCCTTTGTAGGTCTGTAGTTCGTGTGGTATTTTCCGCGAGCCTGCGTAGCGATGCAAACCAGTCGGATGCACGACGGGAATTTTGTTTTCCCCTTTCTTTCGGAACATCAACAAGTAGTCAGCACTTGCTACGTCGCATCGGCTTGAATCTTCCGTCAGTTGCTTGTGGGAAAGTCCCTTTGCCATCGTGCGAAGGCGGACGGCCAATGGCTCTTTCCAGATTGCGTAGCGGGCGGCAAACCGGAAACCGTGTTGCTCATGCAGCCGGATAATGTCGCCGGGGAAGTCAATCAGTCCCGTGCCAGCATTCGCTCCTACGCCCATACGCGCAGTCGCCCCGTTTCCCGTGCCGGGAATGTCCATGCAATGAACCGCTGTGCAACGCCCCGGCATTGTAAGCCGCGCGACCTCTCCGACGGTGTGGGCGTAATGCTCGAAGAACTCTGTGTAGCTTTTGCAGTTGCTAAGGTCGCGCTCGTCAGAGCTGTAATTGTAAAGCCCGCAGAACGGCGGCGAGTAGATGCTGAATCCAACGCATTCGTCCGGCATTGCCTTCATGCCCGTAATGCAGTCTCCGTTATAGGCTGCGAACCGTTCCGTTATTTTGCTTGTTATAACCATGATGGTATCTCCTGTTTTGTTTTGTGTTTGTCCGTTTGTTCAATCCGAAGCTCGTTGCCGATTAGTTCAACCATCTGGGCGAACATCTGGTCAGCCTGAACCGCTTTGCGGTTTAAGTTATTTAACACGCCAGCCTCGCCTTCTGACGCTATCACGTCCACGCGGACGCGTTGCTTCTGGCCGAAACGCCAGCATCTTCGGACGGCCTGATACCATTGCTCAAAGGAGTGCGACGGGAAGAATGTTTGATGAGCGCAGTGCTGCCAATTAAGTCCGTATCCGGCGATGACCGGCTTGCTAACTAGAACCCGAATTTGACCGGCAGCAAACGCGGAGAACGTCTCCTCCTTAAATTCATCATCGTCGCCGCCGTCAACCTCAACCGCGCCGGGAATCAGCTTCTCCAATAGCTTGCCCTCGTCATTCAAGTGACACCATGCGACAGCGGGCTTGCCAGTGTGCGCGACTAATGAAGCAGCCATTTCACACCGCTCGTTGATAGTGCGTCGGCGTTCCTGCCGTTGTTCTTCCAGCGTCACGGCGGGCATATCGAATAGCCAGTCGGCTCGGGGAGTAGAGGCGCGGACGCAATGCTCTATGGTTTGCAGCGGCGGAAGTGTGTATTTAGCGTCCGAGAATCCAAGGTCGGACGGACGGCGAACGGCTCGCGCCCAAGAGCAAATCCATCTCCAAAAATGCTCCCGCGCGTGTCCGCGAAATCGGTAGATGCCAGACCTAAATTCATCGCTCCGGCTTGTGGTGGCTTCCGCTTTCTTAAAGAAGCGGTTCAGCATATCCATAAAGCCTAGATTACCCAACGCCTCCGATGAAGTGCCAAGTTCGATGTAGTCGTTCGGCGCGGCTGTAGCGGTGCAAAGCAGCCGGTATGGAATCATCCGCATAAACTCCGTCACTTGCTCTTTAATCTGGCCGTCGAAGTTCTTTAGAATGCTGGACTCGTCGCATACGACGCCTCCGAATTTGTTCCGGTCAAAGTAGTGAAGTCGCTGGTAGTTGGTTACGACAATCGGCGATTCAATCTTGCCGTCTCGCGACTGGCACGCCTCAACGTGAAACTTGCGGGACTCACCTATTGTCTGCGCTCCGACTGCTAGCGGTGTAAGAATCAGAACCGGCTTGCCGGTATGCTTGTAGATGTTCTGCGCCCAAACCAATTGCATCGGCGTTTTACCAAGACCGCAGTCCGCAAAGATTGCCGATCTTCCTTGGCGCACCGACCACTCGACCAAAGCCCTTTGGAAGTCAAACAGGAACTCTGGCATGAAGGTAGGATCAAAGCCGCCGTCGTGTCCGGGTTGTGATTTCTGGCGGATAAATTCAGCGTAGTCATTCACGGCCTCACCCCTTCCAGTTCCCGCTTGAGGGCGACGGCTTGGTTGAGCAGGCCAAGCGCGTAAGCCTCGGCCATCATGTCCGTCAGGGTGGGCGCGTCCTTGCAGAAACGGCGGTGCAATTCGCGGAGGTCTTGGCAGAGTAGGTCTGCCGTCTGCGCTGCTTTTGTGAAGTCTTCGTTCATAATGTTTTGTTGGTTTATTGTTACGCGCGGCGGATGGTCGTCTTGTCCTCCCACCAAAGGCGAAGCCCTGCGACGGGCATCTCAGGGAAGCAAGTTGCGTTAATCGCGCTTGCCTTGGCCTCCAGCGTGCAGAGTTCGGGGCGGGCCGCATACAGCGCACGCACGTCCAAGACCTCCCAGCGAACCACCCTGCGCGTGCTTGCCCCCGTTGCGCGAGCCTTCTCAGGCGGCGGTGCGGTGATAAGGGCTTGCAAGGTTTCGTTTGCTCGCAACATTTTCAGTTCGACCCAAAGGGCGCGGTCAAGGTCGCTTTCGTTCTGCATTGACGCAGAGGCAGCGCGGGCCATGTCCTCAGCGGCAAGCCGTTCCACCGCCAACCGTTCGTAGTCCTCGCGGCGTTGCTGCTCCGCGAGGGCCACCCGGCGATCTTCGACCTGCTGGAAGTCCGTGACGAGCCGCTCGATGCGGCCCAGTTCCGCCGAGAGTGGCGCGGTGAAGTCCTTCGCCAGCGAGTCCAGCAACCGCCCCGCGTCAAGCAAGGGCTTCTTCAAGGCTGTCCGCGTATCTTCCACGTCGCGCAGCATCCCGCGAATGTCCCGCGCGGCGTCCACTGCGGAGTTCTGCTCGACGGGGTTGGTCACGATTGCGTTTGTCACGGCCCGAAGGACGAGGTCGTTGCGCGAGGACTCAGCTTCTTCGGTGACGCCGAAAAGAGGCGGAAGGGTGATTTCCTGTTTGATGAGTTTCATAATGCTTTGAGTGGTCTGTTGCTGCTCAGAACGGAACGTCGTCGCCGTCAGCGCGTGCAGCTTCTGGCTTCGGCGTGCGCGGCTCGATTGCCGGGACGATGAGCGGGGCGGGCGCAGCGGGGCGGGTGCGCGAGAAGTATTCTGTCAGGTAGGCTTGAAGCTCGCCGTCCAGAACCTTCGCGGCAGCATTCGTTTCCTCGCTCACGTCCTTCAATGCGAAGGTCGGTGTCTTGAACTTGATGCTCCCCTTTTTGCCCTCCTCGCTGCCAGTGATGACGACGGCCTTTTCCCAAATCTTCCCGCCCGCTTCCTTTCGAAAATTAACCCACGCATTTAGGGCCGCGCCTTTGAACTGCACCGCTCCGATTTTCAAGCGGCCATCCTCTTTGAAGGCGCAATAAATGGAGGTGGTGTAATAACCGCCCGCTTCGTGGATTGCCGCTTTGATGTCGGCGTAATAACCCTCTGCAATAACGCCGCCCTTAAACGCTTTCACGGTGAGCGGCTCGCTCTTCGTGCTGCGAACTTCGTTGGCGAAGATGCCGCTCTCGCTGGCGTCGTGCCAGCCCTTGACCGTCGCCAGTTCGTCAAGCGCGAGGAACTGGAAAGGCGGGTCGCATTGAACGGTCTGCTTTTGGGACTTGTCCCAGAATTGGAGATACCCGCCCTGTGACCCTCCTGCCCACTCGAAAAAGTGAACGGCTGGGTTGGGTGACTTGTCTGTGGTAGGTGCGCTGCGGCTCATAATGATGTTTTGTTTTGTTGACTGCGTTGACTACGGTTTGCTAACGGCGCAAAAGTTAAACAGCCGCCACAAAAAGAAAAGCCAAAAAGCAGCCCGTGCGAAAGGTTACACCTTGGCTTATCTCAAAAAGTAAATTTGCTAATAGCTCAGTGGCCGGGATGCTCTGCTTTGAACTTCGCGTTGTGCGCTCTGGCAATGGCGCGAACCGCGTCCGCTATCTCCCGAAGCAGCTCTTCTCGACCTTCGCCGTTCCGAAGGAACTCAACTGGGAAGACTTGGGCCAGCCGTTCGGTCTCGCCGCGTGAGGGGTCGGAGTGGCTGGTGAGTTGGACGGTGATTTGCATGGGGGGACGGCAAAGCCTGACGTTTGAAGGTTGCTGAGTTTTTGAAATTACTTTCCGCGCTGCTTTTCGACGGCGCGGAAGTGTGACACCAATACGGTGCTGCGGTTGGTGCGAACAAGGAAGCGTTTCTTTTCGACGACGCCACCGCGCACGCCGATGGCAAGCGACCTCCGCACGTTTGCAACATTGGATTGCCACTTGACGGCCCATTGCTCGGCACATAGCCAGCCACGCGGTATCACGTCTGGCTTCCTGCACGCTACGTCTCGGATGCGTTGGAGGAGTTCGTTAGCCGTCACGATGGAAGTCTCCACTCGGCTAGGTTGCTAGGCTGTTCGTGCAGCCATAGCACGGCGGCATTGTCCGTCACCTCACCCCACACAAATCCGCCACTCCATGATAAAGTCGATTTGCGGCAGGACGCATATTCCATCGCGCCTCTCCGCGTTAGCGTGCCGACACAATAGCCGGTGGGGTTGTCTTCCCTGCGACCCTTGGCAACGCCAGCGCGATGAGTGTGCGCGTGGACTACGTTCCCGTAGCATTCTGCGTGGTCACGAATAGCGTTTTCGCCGTACATAACACCATGCATCCATCGGAAGCCTCCGATCATGCGGCCTTGATATATGCCGTTGTATTCCACAAACTCTGACTTGAGGCTTTTGCAGGTGTCGTGTATTTCACCGATCACCGTCGTCGCACAATGGGCGACGATTGCGTTTGGGCTTTTTGCAAGCCGCCACAACCTCGCTTCGTGGTTCCCTGCAAACGTAAGCGTCGGCCTTAACTTTTCGAGGAAGTCCAAGCCGCCGTCCACGTCCGGCTGAACTGGCTCGCTCTCATCCGCTGTCCCTTTTGCACCTGACCTAAACGCGCTGGTGTCGCAAAAATCACCGAGCATTAGGACGTGATCGGGCTTGTAGATGGTGTGGCGGAACTTCAACACCGCCGCCAACGCCTTCGGGTCGGCGTGCAGCCCGTGCGAACAGCCGACGGCCATGATGCGCTTCCATTTGCGGACGACATTCATAAGTCACACTTTCGGTAGCCGTGTTTCCAAACGATGCGCGAGATGAACGTGGCAGCAGCGCAGACGGCCTCCTCGGTTAGCTCGGGGAAGGCTAGGTGCGTGCCTTCGTGAATGAGCGTGTCGAGGTAGTCGCTCGGGGTTTGCCTCGGGTCAATCGCAATCTCGTTGAGCCCATAGTATGCCTCCCCAGCGGCCCGCTCCCGGCCCAGCTTTCG